CACTGAATTGGCTAACCAAACAACAAGAGTTTGATGACATTTTTATAGCTATACAGTGGAGTACTTGGGAACGAGACGAATGGCATTACAACGGTGAATACTACCAAGTTAATGCTAGTGGTATTGATGAAGTTCCAGAGGCATTGCAAGAAAAGTATAAAAAATTTATAGCCAGTGTTGATTGGGAAAAATGCACAAATAAAAAACATCAACAAATTTGGCAATTGCATCAGTATCTTAGTTCTCTTGGTGTTAAACATGTTTTCTTTAATGGTAATAGTCACTTTGAGTTGATACCAAGAGAAGATAGATTCAACTGGGGGGCTAGCTATATTCATCCATATTTGCCCGATCAAACATTTGATTTGATAATAAAAGCAAGAAATATTAACACAGTATCGCCTGATTCTTGGCATTTTGGACAAGATGGCCATTGCTATTTTGCTCGTTTTCTGCTACAGTACATACACACTAACAATTTAATCTGAGATAATCTACATGCGTTACCTATTAATTGACTCTGCAAACATGTTTTTCCGTGCTCGGCACATGGCCCATCGTGCTAGTGACCCCGAAGAAAAAGTTGGATATGCGCTACATATTACACTGGCAGCTGTAAACAAAGTTTTTAAAAAGTTTAATGCAGACCATGTTGTGTTTGCACTAGAAGGTCGTAGCTGGCGCAAAGATTACTACGAACCTTACAAAAAGAATCGTGCAGTTGCTCGTGCTGCATTAACAGAAGCCGAAGCAGAAGAAGATAAAATGTTTTGGGAGACGTATGATACATTTACGTCTTTTGTTCGCGAACAAACCAATTGCAGTGTACTTCGTTACGAACATGCTGAAGCCGACGACATTATTGCACGTTGGATTGCATTACATCCAAACGACGAACATACTATTATTAGCAGTGACACTGACTTTGTACAGTTGCTTTCTGAAAATGTGCAACAATACAATGGCATTATGGATCAATTGATTACTATTAACGGTATATTTGATGGTAAAGATAAACCTGTAATAGACAAAAAAACTAAAGAACCTAAAGAAAAACCTGATCCAGAATGGTTGCTGTTTGAGAAGTGTATGCGTGGTGACACCAGTGACAATGTGTTTAGTGCATATCCAGGTGTGCGTAAGAAAGGCACAAAAAACAAAGTGGGTTTGTTAGAGGCATTTGCAGATAGAAAAACAAAAGGGTTCAACTGGAATAACATGATGCTACAGCGTTGGACTGATCATAATGGTGAAGAACACCGAGTTCTTGATGATTACAATCGTAATCGTGTACTAATTGATTTGACTGCACAACCCGAAGAAATTAAAATTGCAGTTGACGGTGCAATACACGAACAAATTACTCACAAAGACATTGGGCAAGTTGGTGTACGTTTTATGAAATTTTGTGGAAAATATCAACTTGTAAGAATTAGCGAGCAGGCTGAAGAATACAGTCGTTGGCTAAATGAAACATATTCAGGAGCACTTAATAATGATTAAAGCCAAACCAATAGTTGACAAAGAGTTTTGGATTTTAAAAGAAGGTGATGAAAAAGTTGGCAATATACAGGCTGTGCCAAATGGTTATAGTGTAACTATTAATAACATGAATGCAACTTTTAAAACGCTATCTCTTATTAAAAAACAAACAAATATTTCTTTTGATACTCTTGATTTAAACAAAGACAAGGACAATACTATTTACGGGTTTGATCCTAAATGTAAAGCATATAATGCTATGTTTGATGTTGAGCAACATTTGCCTTTGTTTACTAAAACTAGAAAAAGTAAGAGCTGGTTTGCCGCAGGCTGGTACAATGTGTTTCAGCACAACACATGGATTCCAATGGAAAACCCTAAACTTATTACCTTACAACGATACAATTATGAAGGTCCGTTTAAGACCTCGCCACAAAGATGCATATAGAAAAATTTTTAAATTACATCCATGCAGCTGAAGCTCGTGGAGATAAACAAGTAATGATTCCATTGAGGGAAGCTAAGGCTGTTCACGCTGAACTAACAAAAATACTACTTAAACTTAGCGATTTACAGCAAGTACAGGCAGAATCTGAGCAGGTTCTTAACGTTGAAATTAAAGGTTCATCGTTTTAACCCTAGATAAATATTATGTACTGAAAAGATAACAAATATGAGTAGACCAAAACCAACCGTACTCGCTGAACTCACAAACAAGCAAACTTATAAAACCGAACAGGTTCTTTTATCTGATGGAATTTGGGCAGTATTTTATGAGTCGAGCCCCATTAATTTAAAAACCAGCAATCTACTTACACAGTATCCAGGACCCAAATATAAAAAGGTATCTTTTTCAAATCCTGGGCATGCTATTAATCTTGCTAAAAAATTAAACAAGCAATTTAGAACTGATAAGTTTACGGTTGTACTATTACAGCAAGGCGAAATCATTTATACCGGTGACGAACAAAAAACTTGAACTAACTCGAACTCTTATTAAAGAATTGCCTGAAGAGCAAAAAATTACGTTAGGTGATGCTATGTCAACGTGGTGGATTAGTAAGATGACTCAAAATAGTTTTAGATTAACTGACGTAGGATGTGACACGTTTGTTAAAGTTTTAGATATACAGTACTATACATTCAAAATATCAATGTTTACTATATCACCAAACATATTGTTAGGCCTAAGCAAGCAAATAAAATCACCGTATTACTTGTCAAAGAAAAAAGCCAAGTGGGATGAACTTTGGTTGTTTGGTGGAAAGGAAGCCATGGCCATAACGCTTTGGGGCGATGTTGAAAAATTTTTAAGTAGTATGAAATGAGCGAAGATATTATTGTCATTTACCCTCCTGGTACTGGAGGACATCATATTGCAAACTTAATCAGTTTAGATCCTGCGTTTAACAAACGTTGTGACACCGACGAATATAACGAACAAATTGTCAACACACACTTTAAAAATTCAATACCGTATCAATTGTTAGAAGAAAACATTATAAACAGTAGTGGTGTAAATGTTTGGAGCGGTCACCTTGGAGAATGGTTATGGGCAGAAGATGCTATAAACAGGTTTCTTTGGGATCCAAAATATTTAATTATTGAGATGTATCCTTTCCCTATACCACAAATTGTTAAAAATAGAATATGCAAACTTTGGCCAGCATTCAATGGGGTAGGATATTTTCAAGAAGTTGCTACACTATACAGAAAAAAGAACTTCGAAAGATTTAAAAATGATAGCGAAGTTGTAAGTATTACAGTAGAAGATGTTTTTCAAGGTAACGGAAAGCGTTTAATAGAATTACTCAACAATAAACTTGGTATTAATATTGATATCAAACACGAGTATATACACAACAAATGGTTTAAAGATGTCACAAACGAATAAAAATACCTGGGTTGCTCAAGTTGAAGAAGATACCGAAACAGGAGAATTAGTCCTCCCATTGCCAGATGAATTACTTAATCAAGTTGGTTGGGATTTTGGAGATACTCTTGTTTGGGAAGAATTGGATAATGGAAATTGGTCCTTACGAAAGAAAGAAGGTGACAAGAATGGAGATTAATTTTATGACCAGATCACGCGGAGATAGAATTCAAAAATCTGTTGCGGCTAGAAAACGCCGTCGTACAATTAAAAATGCAATTGCAACTCGCATTGAACATCTATTTGCCAAAGGTCGAAGATTTAGACGCAAAACCCAAAAAGCTAAAAAAAGTAGTTGACAAAAAACATTTTTTAGTTTATAATAATACCAATTACAATTAGGCAACAAAGGAACTATATTATGCAATGGTTAATAGTGGTTGTATTTGCTACATTAACCGGTGACGTATACATTTTCGAAAAGCCCACGTTTGACACCTACGACGAATGTATAGGTTCGGTTACTGATCCAGAACAGGCACCTAGGTACGTAATGAAATTACTTGAAGAGTATGGACACCCAATGCCTATCAAATCGTTGGATTGCATGGACGAAGGTACCATTGATCAAATTCTCAATCAACTAAACTCGGTTAAAACCTAATGTGGATATTGGTTTTTATATACATTACTCCGTTTGTCTCCGGTGATATTGCAAGTTTACAACCCATGGCAATAAATGCTATGGGACCTAGAGTGACGTTTGATTCAATGTATGAATGCTTTGATGCTAGAGAAAAACTCAGCGAAACTGCTGGGATAGGCCAAGGATACTTTGGGCCAGGAAAGCAAGCTGTTTGTATAGAAATCATGGACCCGATTTAATCAATGCATCGCAAGCGTAAAAAGTACAAGCTAAAAGCAACAATCTACGACAAAAAAGGTCGTGTGCTAGCAGTTGGTGAAAATTCGTACTACAAAACTCATCCATTTCATGTACGTATGGCGGAAAAATATGGCCGACCAGGACAAATTTATTTGCATGCAGAAACCGCAGCTCTTGTTAAATTACGTAAACACCATTGTCCACATCGAATTGTAGTCGAGAGGTATTCTAAACACGGAGAACCACTTGTTGCTGAACCATGTCCTGTGTGCAAAGGTGCGCTTGATGAAGTTGGAATTGAAGTAATTGAATACACTTGATCTATAAGTTATTGATTTTATTAGATTTATAAGTCATTGATATTGATACAAATTTCAAAAAAATTATAAGT